GTCTTCACCGTTGTTGCCCATGAGTCCCTTCAGTTGCTCCTCGCCATCCTCGCAGTAGAAGAAGATCCGATCATCTCGCTGTCCGAGAGAATCAAAGTCCTCACTGATCTCGTTGTCGTATGAGCCGAACGAGAAGTACCGTTCGTCCTCCACGCCTGAGTCAAACCACTTGATGACTGCCCATGCACCCATAGGTGCTCCGATGTTGCTCATTGCTATTCCTCCGTTTCTTTGTCAATTTCAATCATTTCGTACAACACTTGCTCTAGCACTTCGTTGCCGAGTTCCACGATTCTCTCGTGTACATACCCTTCAACTTCTTCCATTGCTTCAATGGCTTCTTCTTTTGTCCAGTGTGGGTACATTGCTTTTGCATCTTCCCACGACCACTTCACGACAACTTCAGTTGCCATTAGAAGCCTCCTTCTTCTTCATTAATTGATTGGTACAGGTTATTCCAAACCTCTTCGTTCACTGAGTCATACCCGCCTTCGGCGTCAAACTCTTGAATGGCTTTGAGCCATTCGTCTGAGTCTGCCGACAATGGTTCTTCAGGTGTACCTGTAGAGAATAAGTCTGATTCCCACCAAGAGATAGCGATCTCTTCGTCAGGATTGATCTCACTCAACAGTTCAATTGCTTTGCTTACCTTCATTGCTGTTCTCCTTTGTAGGTTGCTTCTAATGTTCTTTCATCCCATCCAATGATGGATGCTTCGCTTGCTGTTGTGATGTAATCCATTGCACACACCATGTCATTGTTATCGCTGTATGTTTCTATTGCTAGGACGAGTGTGACCTCAACCAGTTTGGTTGTTGCTAATGCTTTCATTACTTGCCCTCCTTTGGGCTTTTGATCTCTGACACGATGTCAGACATCCACTTGATGTTGTATGCGTTGATCTTCTCAATGGTGCTGAGAACATCGGGCACGACTTCGCTTACTGGCTCACTGTGTTCCTTCAAGCATTCAAGGATGTCATAGAGCGTCTCGTTGGCGTATTCATCCAACAGTTGAAGCCAAGACATCTGATTGATTGCTTCGCTCCAGTGGTCTGCCGATGGGGCTTCTTGATACCCAGTCTCTTCGTCAGGAACAGTGAAGTCATTGCGATCAAGCCACCTGATGAGCAATTCATCATCGGGCTGGTACACAGCATTCAACACATTGATTATTGCACTTACTTTCATGGCGCCTCCTCAGGCATTACTTAATTGAACATCGGATGATGTTCTGACAATACATTATCGGTGTGACAATGTACTGTCAGAACACCACGGACTTGCGCCCGTGATGCACTGATGGTGTACCTCCATGAGGACAGAGGCACCCCGATAGTCGCTACTGGCGCCGACCATGATGGCGCCGAGCGCCAATGATCAACCGCCGTTACCGACAATCCCATCAATGAGTGACTGGGTGATGCTTCCACCCTCGGCACCCATGTCCTCACCGTATCCCGTTAGTACTGCGGATACCGCTTCGTGCTTTGCATTCAACAATGCCCACATACGATCATCAATCGTAGGTGTCGCATCGCTGTTGCTGTCTACAGCCAAGAGCCACCACGCCACGACAGAGTTGACCTGTCCAATGCGGTGTGCTCTATCTTCCGCCTGTGTGGCGGACGATGGTGTCCACGGCACCTCAGCCATCACGACATGGGACGCACTCGTAAGAGTGAGACCCACACCAGCGCTGTCGTAGTTGCCGATGAACACCTTGGCGTCACCTGTCATGAAGTCATCTACTGACTTCTGCTTCTCAGCATCACTCATGCCACCGACTACCTTGACCACTCCGTGCTGTTGTAATGCATCGGAGAGACCACTGATGACATCCCTGTGATGACCGAACACGATGACCTTCTCGCCTTGAGCGACAAGTTCTTCTACATGCTCAACCACATAGGGGATCTTTGCGATACCGAGTTGGTGACGTAGTGCATTGAGCCGTGTGATGACCTCTGCTTTGGATGCCTTCTGCCATGCTTCAACACCGCCATTGGCGATGACAAAGTCACGGAAGTCATTCTCAGCATGTCGGTATGCCTTGAGGTCAGTCTCGCTGATCTCTACAGCAACCTGCGCACGGCGCTTGGCTGGGAGTTCCGTCAACACATCTGTTTTGTTACGCCTCACATAGCAGGTGCCACGCAATTTGTCATTCAATTCAGTTGTGTTAGTCGCTCCGTTGTACACATAACCCCAACCATTGTGGATGGGTTCGCAGTAACGAAAGAGGAACGCTGACTTGCCACCGAACACTCGGTCAAGTCTGCCAATCAATGACAGAGGTGACACCAGTTCGTTGGGTCTGTTCACGATGATCGTGCCCGAGAGCAACAGCACATACCCTTCAGTCGGAATTGACTTTGCGATGTATGCCACGCCCTTGGTGCGTCCACTCTTAGCGCTCTTCAAGCGATGTGCTTCATCAACGATGAGGCAACCAAACTTACCCGTGAACTTCATTGCCCATGCATTGATGATTGAGTCACCAACGATCACGACATCAGTTTGAGGTAGAGCGCCAACCTTGTTGCCCTTCACGATGGCTACAGTGAGCCATGGTGCGAACATCTTCAGCGAGCGCTCCCAGTTTGTGCGAAGAGATGCAGGTACAACGATGAGGACTTTGTGCCCTTCGTTGTGCGCATTCACTGCGACTGCGATTGCTTGTGGAGTCTTACCGAGACCCATCTCGTCACCCAAAATACAACGCTTCTGCTTGATCGCATAAGCGACACCAGCACGCTGGAATGGATAGAGAGGCTCGGCGAGGTCTACAAGGGTCTCGCTGTCATGTGCACTGCTCAGAGCATGTAATGAAGCGTCAGGCAAAATTGCTGGCGCCACACGATCAAGCCCCGAGAGTAACGCACTCAGTTCTTCTAATTGTGTATTCATGGTTATACCTCCTCAGGTAATTGTTATGGACTTGCGTCCTCACAGCACACGAGCATACCCGTGTACTGTGAGCACGCCACACCGTGAGGTGTGACGCCCTCGGGCTAGAAGCCCAACCTGCTTGCGCAGTCATTGCCGATGCCACGCTTGCGTGTCACCTCATCAGTGAGATGCCGACCGCACGCACCACACTGTCCAATCTCTTGACCGAACAGCGCCTGTGCTTGCTTACGACCCTCGTCCGTGAGACCTGCAATGCGCTTGATCGCATGCAGAGCACGCTCACCCGACAACTTTGCATCCTTGTGACCACCAACGACCATGTAAATGCTTCGCTGACCCTTCATGGAAGGATTATGGAAGCCCTTGTTGGTCTTGATGGCGTAGAACACGAGGTCATTGGTGCCCGATGATGTCATCGCATAGAAGCCATCAGCAATGGTGCCGAAGGATTCATTGGTCAACTTGTCGGGGACGATAGCGCTCTCCGCAGAGCAGTCACCTTGCTTGTGGTAGGTAGCCCACTTGCCTGCATTGAGCAATGCGTGACCAGTACCTGTCCGCACTGGATGCCCACAGAGGGCACACGGGTTGGCGTACTTGTTTACGATGATGCGCTCTGCTTTGGGCAAGTGATCTGTGCCCACACGCTTGACTTCAATCTTGCGAATGGCGTCAATGGCGAATGATGCTGACTTGGCAGTGAGTTCATTGAGTGTGTTATCGGTGATGTACTGATCCACTTGCTCTTCGTTGAGACCAAGTGTTGAAGCACGCTCCAATAACAGCGTCTTAATGAACGCCTGTTGCTTTGGTGTTATTGCACCCATGGTGAGAACCTCCTCAGATTCTGTTTTGTATGTGTAGGTGGACTTGCGTCCTCGTGATGCATCAGTTGGGGGAACCGATGTACCACGAGCACGCCACGACTCACGCCGTGACTGCCCATTGCTGATTACTCACGCATTGGCGAGTTGGGAAGTGATGTTTGCAATTGCTTGCCACAGCACTGTCTCCATGTCAACGGTGTCACTGACGAACAGCGTGATCGTTGACTCCAACTTTGCGTAACCGAATGACTCTTTGTCCTGCTCCCACTGGGGACGGCTGAACGCCAAATCTTCGTACTCAATCACGAGATCAATCGTCTTGAGACATGGGTTATCGGACTTCTCAATCCGTAACCCAGTTACTTTGTGAATACTTGCATCCATGGTGCCTCCTCAGGCTTTGTTAGTTGGGCACATTGTATGCCCTCACAATGCACGAGCCAACGCCCATGCACTGTGAGGACACCACGAGTTCACACTCGTGATGCATCGGTCAGCCTCCACTGACCTGATTGAAGTTGGAAACGCTCGTACAAGGTGTGCAGTAGTGATGC